CCCGCCCACACCGGAGAGAAACTTTGTCTCAAACACACTCGCTTCCTTGTTATAGGTTATCTCAGCACCGGAGACAACTGCATCCAGGCTCCAGAGGAACACCCCATTAACGGCCTTGTCGGAATCTGCCGAAGTGGGGAATATGTCTTTCGGGACATTGCCGAGGATGACAAACTGAGCCGAAAGTCCGGCACAAAATGCCAATGCGAAAATTATCGTTACGAGTTTCTTCATAATACATATTTTTTATTGACCCATACGGTCAGTATAGTAAATCATTTCAATAACTGTAAATTCCATGTTAACAGTGAACTATTGGTTGCCCCCACGGGTAAAGCGGATATGGATTATAAGGAACATAAGGGACGGGATCAGGCGAAAACTCTGTCACGGTAATTACACCCGTCCCTTTGCATACAGGGCATACTTCCTCTAACGGAGCCGTTGTTGTACCGGTAGAAATTGAGGGGGCAATCTTTCCCTTACCCCCGCAATGTTTACACACATCAGGATACATCCGTGTCATTCTGTTTGCCCTCCCTTAAAGAATAACCCTATCAGGAACACAACCCCGGCAATAACTGAAGATACTCCGGTGATAAGGTTCGTAGCCACAGGCAAACCCTCGGCACTCTGTTCAGGGGTTATTATCCCCAGAGAGACGAGAATTGTGAAGATGAGGCCGACAATCGCAACTGCCGTCTGCACCCACCCACTTGAATAAGATTCTTTAAACGTACGTTTTCTCATTTCATTACTAATATTAGTTTATTAAATGCGCATTGCAATTTATACAATATATCTATCTATAACTATTTTACAAGCCAAAAAATATTAACATCTTGTCAAATAAATACTGTTTCGTTAATCCTGTATTCTGGGCCGGACAGTTCCGGTATCTGCTCAAAGGAATATTTCTGAAGCAGGTATCTTGTCTGAGTCAGTTCATCTTTATTGGTAGTATTCACATTAAAACTTTTCAAATCGAAGTAGGTGAATGCTCCGTTTGCACGTCCTGAAAACATGGCATCTGCTGAAGTCTGTTCCTCACCGCATCCGGAATAGATAAGCCACACCTGCCCTGCATCTGTACGCCCCAAATGATTAACGGGACGTTTTAAGATAGGCACTCCCTGAATAGGCATGAATCTGCTCTTAAAGTAATGCGGGTTCATCTTACGGCTCCCCATATCACCAGAGAAGCAACTGTCAAACTTAGCCGTCACACGAAGCCCCACGGGAGTCATCAACTGAAGCCTGTATATCTCGTCATCAATCAACGGCCCATTACAGAGATATAGGGCCTCGTTGTAGCCGTTAGCCTCGGTAGTAGACGGCACTTGCGTCCCGTGTCCGGAATAGTGAATATAAAGGTGTCCCTGCTTCAGCTTTAATAGGACATTTTCTATCTCAGACACAAACCGTCCTGTCGTCACCTCGGAGTTGGTGAACTTGAATATCTGAAAATCGGGAAACTCTCTTTTAAGTTTCGTAGCAACATCTTCAATATCATTAATGCACCCACGCAAATCGTTACCGCTTCCGGGATAGTCATTTATTCCGAATAATAAAGCAACCTTGTCACTCATTATTTCCTGTGGTTTTTTCTTCCAGCACATCATTTTTCCTCCTTAATTGTCTTATTAGTTTCTTAACCAGCTTGTATGGTTTAATGCCGTTCATAACGACAGACACGAAGTTTATTCTGACAGGTGGTTTCATGGATTGAAAAAATAAACTTTTACATTATCCTTGTTTTGGAAAACATCCATGTGGAGCCAATTTACATCGTTCTCGACTCTGATAGGGTAGGGCAGGTAGGCCCCGTGTTCAGCGAGCCACCCCCGCACCTCGTCGGCTGTCATCCCCTCCACGTCGAAGTCAACAGCTTTTCCGAAAGTATGAGCTGACATATAAAGCACCCCGGCTTCAGCCTTCGCCTTGACAATGTCGCACTGTGGACACCTTAAACCCCGTTGAGTCAGTCCTCCCCTGTTGACATAGATAGGCTTGTTAAGTCTTTCCCGTATTGTGTCAAGGTTCAGTATCAGTCGGGAATCAAGAAACATCCATGCCCTTTCCCCGTATTTCGCCAAGACGTGAGGACATACCAGTTCAAATAATGTGAAGTATTTTGCTTTCATGCAACAAGCCTCCTTAACTTTAATTTTGAACGGTGGATATAGGTCTGCACAGTACCCATTGGCATTTTCAATTCTGATGCTATTTCCCGCATCTTCCAGCCCTGACAGTACATTATCATCAGTTTCCGGTGAACCTCGTTCCTAAGCGTCCGTATGCCTTCCTGAATGATTTCAAACTCCTGATTATATATGCAGATTCTTTCCGGTGTACGGGTATCGGCAAAAGTCAAATCATATTCTGAAAGCTGGGGGCTTCTTTTCTTCTCTCTTACGAAATTAATTATCCGGTTCTTAGCTATCTCATGAAGCCAGGTATTCAGTTTTGCCAAAGGAACAAAGTACTTTATTGAAGCGAAAGCCCGTTCAAAGGTTTCCATGACTAAATCTTCTGCGTCTGTCTCATTACGAATCCTTCGGAGGATAAAATAGTAGACAGGTAGTTTATAGGTATTAAACATCTCTGTAAACGCCCGTTCATCCCCTCTCTGGACAGCCCGTATGAGATCCGCCTCGGTCATAAGAATATTTCTTTGATGCCCCACAAAGCCCCTATCAGGGTACAGATAACCCCTAAAGCGATGTATAGTGTTTTCTTTACCGCCTTGCTTGTTATCATGTTATCCTGTAACTCCTCAATCGCTTTCACCTGCGGACAATGGGCAATACTATGAGGCAAGTGTTCATTGATTATCTTCTCATGTCTCGCCACACTGTCATTCAGCTTATCCAACCGCGCCTTTACCTCGTGGAAGTTGTCATCAATACTGGCAAACATCCTGTCAAAGTAGTCCCTGTCGTTATACATCTCAGCCATTCTATATTAGTATCATATTATTCCTCTATTGAGTGCCTATTATTTTTCTTGCAGCTTTTGCTCATTAACTTTATGGTCAATTTATGGTCAACTTATGGTCATTTATGGTCATTTATTTCGTGTCATCTCTATCCATCATCACAGTTTCTTCCACCCTGCTGGATATGTAAGCGGGGAGTAGACATTATAATCAATTAATGATTCATAAACAGGATCAGTAATTGTCGGGAAGTGAACTTTTGCCCCAAGTCGATAAGCATCGTGCGCTCCTGTTGGCTGTACCCATACTGGAATATCCACCACTATTACCACCTCTTTCCAAAGTGCAGGTGTTTTGTCAGGAGTCCATCCTGATTGTGTGGTATGTGATTGAATACAGTTATACGTTTTCCCGTTGTAAGTTCGTGTATCACCTGCAATAACCTTCTCATTAGCTATCCATTCAGCACCTTCAGTATTGGCACGGTAAATATTAAATAACGCAGGTGTTTCTTCGGGGGCATATATTGTTCTTGTGTGATCCTGAACAACTACAACCATCCCTCCATTATAAGAATATACCTCACCTGCTTTTAACGCTCCGCTTGTTGGTAGTGCAGGATAAAGACCCGTTGCTGATACATTACTTGTAAGAGTATAAGTATTTGGAGCAGTTGTTACCTGATCTGTTTCAGTAATCCCTGAATGATTAATTCCTGTTGAAGTAACTTTCCAAAAGGTTCGTTTTGTCGGTTTTAATATTTCTGTCATTATAATTGTCCTCCATCAGTTATTATCCATAAATCATCAGCCACAAGACTTGCTCTCGCTGCCGTACCGCCGCCAGCAACTGAATATTTACTCGTACCACCATGAAAATTAAGTGAGTTAGGAACATCTTGTGCAGCCCATGCAACAAGTGTTGCGTCATAATTAGTTGTTGTACCTGTATCGTTTATATTAGCTCCCTGCAACATAGAAGTTACATTAGCAACTAATGTCATAGAAAATGTTGCTAATGATTGCTTGAATGCAGAACACCCACGAAACATAGAAGACATATCTGTTACCTTCGCAGTATTGAAATTCGCTACACTCTGATTGAATGCAGAACACCCATAAAACATACCACCCATATTTGTTACTTTCGCAGTATTGAAATTCGCTACACTCTGATTGAATGCAGAACACCCACGAAACATAGAATACATATTTGTTACCTCAGCAGTATTAAAGTTTGCTACACTCTGATTGAATGCAGAACACCCATAAAACATATAATACATATCTGTTACCTCAGCAGTATTAAAGTTTGCTACACTCTGATTGAATGCAGAACACCCATAAAACATATAAGCCATATTTGTTACCTTCGCAGTATTGAAATTCGCTACACTCTGATTGAATGCAGAACACCCATAAAACATAGAAGCCATATTTGTTACCTCAGCAGTATTGAAATTCGCTACACTCTGATTGAATGCAGAACACCCATAAAACATACCACCCATATTTGTTACTTTCGCAGTATTGAAATTCGCTACACTCTGATTGAATGCAGAACACTCACGAAACATAGAATACATATTTGTTACCTCAGCAGTATTAGGAACATCAATCCATACGCCCTGCACCACAGAACATCCATAAAAAGCACTTATCATTGATGACCATATAATATTTCCCCAATTATCAATAGTCATCAGCTTGGCTCTATCACCTCCATTATTAAAATATATTTGTGGGAACGTCCCTCTTATCTTTATCTGGTAAGTTCCGGGAGCTGCATAAACATGAGTCTGTGATGTATTAGCAACAACATTTTCTTCAGCACCACCGTCACCCCAATCAACGAAATAGTTATATGTGCCTGCTCCTGCTGTCGGAAGCACGAACGTATCATTTGCTGATCCCGCCTTTGTAGTATCAATCGTTATTTTAAACCTTGTGTCATAAACATTTGTACCAATGCTTTCATGCGTTCCTTTATAAGCAACGACTTTAAAGTAATACAAAACCCCTGCTGTGAGTCCTGTTGCCTGTGCTGTCGTCGTAGCATTGTTAACAGTAACTTTATCAGTATATGTAACACCATCAGTTGAAATTTTCAGCTTATAACCATCCTCTGGTTCTGTCGCTGCCGTCCAACTGAAATCAATAGTAGTATCAGTCTGTGCAGTTACAATGAGAGTACTCGGCTCTTTTTGGGGAGTCCAGTATGTTTGCCACGAAATTCCGCCCCCTCTGTTTCTCCCTATCCAAATCCCATTCATATTTAACCATCCCATATCATTCTGATTTAATAAATTTCCCGTTATGAATCACAAAAACCCCGTCGTGCATGATAAACCGCACCCCTGAAGATGTCGGGATAGGAGTCGTAAATACTCTCTCCAACCCGTAAGCCGTCCCGATGCTATTCGTCGCATAAGCCCTAAGGTAATAGGTTACTCCATTACTAAGTCCTGTCACATTAGAAGTAAAACTCCCCGTTCCCGTTCCATTAGTTGTCTTTGAACCTGCCACGGTAGGCCCCGTAGAAGTACTCCAACACACACCCCTTGCGGTGACAGCCTCACCACCGTCGGAAGTGATTACACCGCCCGATAAAGCGGTAGTAGCGGTTATGTTAGTGACAGGCGAAGTAGACACAACAGGCATCCTACTCCCGGATGCCTCGTAAGCACCTATCGAAGGCGGGTTCATCCATCCATGACCATCGAAATCAGTTGGAAACCATGTCAGATATAGGTATCGCCCTGCACCGATAGCAGGGGATAGTGCTTGTAATCTGTAACTTAAAGGAGGAGATATAAATAAAGGATCGGCCTTAACGGTCCCTGAATATGTTATTCCTGCTGTCGGATAGCCGTTAACATATACTGGATCATTGTTGTTGTAACTATCAAAGATTAAGTTATTCCTTATGAATATGTTTGTAGCCTGAGTCCTTGTACCAGTTCCATATATAGCACCACGTTCCCAATTAATTAAGATGTTGTTTTCAATATACAGTCCGTCAAATTTTTCAACAGTAGGAAGAACGATCCCGTAATAAGTAGGAGCCGGAGCAGATGCAGATGCTACTATCGTATTATGCTGGATGTATAAATTTCTCCATGTAGCATCATGACTTACAATCGTCCCATAATTCATATATATACCCCATGTCTGATAAGCATTTCCAGACAACTCGACCATTAAATTTTCACAGATATGCACATTATCCATGACCTCAGCATGAGTACGATTAGAGTTGTTGATGGTTATTGCTTTTCCTACATTATGTATCTTATTCCTAAATATGTATGTGTCAATATGAGTGTCCTCAAGAATTATTCCTGTATCATATTCATTCGTTGTTGTTGGATAACCTATGTCATTATCATATATTTTTGCTCCATAACCTGCCCCATAATGATCCCATGAATCACAAAGGTCAATCGACCCATTTAATATATTGTCATGTATTTCAAGACCACCTAAATCCCACCAAATTTCAATCGCAAATTGCCAATAATTTGTACTCTTGTGCCCGGCATTTATTGTATTGTTATAAATTTTAGTATTCCTATTAAATCCAATGATCATTTTGATCGGCACACCGTTGTAATTACTTGCTCTTCCAAGAGCCGTCATATTATTCCCATAAACCAGAAAACCATCTTGCATTGATAATTCAAGCGCACCCGATGCGTCGCGAGTAGTATGATTAAGCTCCTTACAACAGTTATGCACCTCGTTATTGTAAAACTTATTGCCCTCACAAAAACTGTCATCGTAAGGTAAATAATATGATTCGTATCCTTGTCTTGTCTCGTAGGGATTTCTTATTCTTGTCTCTTCGTCGTCGTCAAGACTATACGTAGGCTCCCCTTGAAACCATACCGCCGACACATCAAAATCCTCAAACCAACAGTCATGTATTTCAACGTGATGCCTGAAATTTACCCCTATTGCGCATTTGCCGACAGGCACGCCCGGAGTCGTCGACCCTACGAATTTTATTCCCGAGATATGTTGATGACCGACTGATTTGTTAGACCACCCCCCCCATGTTTCAAGTTTTATACAAGGCGTTCCTGCTGAATATGTCAAAGGTATCGTAGTAACATTCCTTCCTGCTCCTTCGATGCTTACGCCATTGCGTAATAGCATTTGGCTTGTGATAGGCGGATACGTACCCCCCTCCACGTGTATTGTACTCCCTGCAGTTGTGACCCGCGTTATAGCATAGCTAAGCGTTGCCCACGGTTCCTCCAATGTCCCGCCCCACCTAACATCAACACCATGAGGGGCCACATAGTAATGACTCTGACCCCACGCTGCCTGTGGGAGAAATAAAAGCAGTATGAATATTAGTTTCCTCATTACCACGGGTGTGTTGCGTTCATTGCTTCCTCGACTTCGTCACTCGTCAGAGCTTTAGTCCATATGAAAACATCATCAATCGAGCCTGTGAAATAATGACCTGAAAGAGTGCTGCCGATCCTTCCTATTGCGAAAGTGTTATTATTCGTAACATCTACCGCAGAGTGTGCCGATATGTCCTCCGTGTCCGTCTGAGCTACACCGTTAACATACATTGTCAGAACTCCCGATCTGTCAGCCACGATTGCAACGTGTGTCCAGGTATTAAGCGTAATTGCAGAGTTGGAACAAATATTCTGATTACTCCCTGCAAAGTTAACCACAGCTCTTATCTTATGATTTGCACTATCTCCTGTTTCGGTATAAACACCTACATAAAAATACGGAGAGTCACCCCAATTACCTGCTATCCCTGCGGAATTATAATTCGTAGCCCATGCAGTGAGATATATCCACCCCGTTAGGCTAAAGTCATTTGTACCAACATCACCTACTGTTTGCCCTAAATTTACATAATCATCCGTGCCGTCAAATGTCTCTGCGTAGCCCCTCATTCCTGCCTGTCCTATTGTGGCGTTAGTCGTTCCGGTATAGGTAGAAAGCACATCATTAACCTGTGTCCCTGCAGTCTCGTCCATCTTCCATCCCGCCCGTAGTCCTGTAAGGAGCGATGAAGCCCCTCCTGAAAGAGTTATCTTACTCACCCCTGAAGTCGGAACCGCTTTGATATATGCCCTGTCCCCTGTTGACCATGCCGGACGAACCACTATCTGACCCGAAGAGTTATACCTGTACCCGGTTATTCCATTGGTAGCTGTCTCGTTGAGCCATTGCCGGTGAAGATCCGCCGTTGTACCTCTGTACAATTCAATGACATCCCCTGCCATCTGACTTATAGTGAAAGCCGTGTCAGCATTAGCAGGTGCGCCAGTCGTCGTGCCAACGATAAACTCAGTCCACTCGTAACCACCAGAACCACTACCTCCGTGAGCAGCGACATAGTTAACTACCCCGTTATAGGTCATTGCCCCGCCGTAACTATTGGAATCGGCTTGCATAAAGGCAAGGGTTGAAATAGGTATTGCCTGCTCTTTATTATACTGGTTAGTGTCAGCAATAGCGTCCCGCATCTCTGTCACCGTTGGAACCGTGGCAAAGGCATTTTCGATAAGGGCGTTGTTCGCATTGACTTTCTGAAAAGCCGTTCTGAGAGCGTCGCCCGTACCGTCATTAGCCGTAGTGCCTATATTAACATCAGTAAGGCTTACGCTTGCCGACCTGCTCTTAACGGGTACTATATCCCTCTGACAAGCCGTGATTATTACAAGTAAAAAAAGTAATTTCTTCATATCGTATCAACCGTTATTGTGTTATCATCAACTGTTATTACCGTGCTGTCTGCCGTGGTGCTTCCGCCTTCGCCATCTTCGGCCTCTGCCGTTCTTGTGCCTATCTCGTGCAGGTCAGCTTCCCACCGTCTCCTGCGAACATCAAACTCAGCCCTGTTAAGAACGAATACCCTTGTTTCCCCGCCTGAAGTATTGATGTCATCCTGAAAATTGCCTATCACATCTATTTGAACACCCTGAGCCGTTTCCAGTAGTGGCATCTGAATAAGCTGCCGGGGTTTGCTGTACTCCGATGCTATCTCATCAGCCATGTGATGCAAAAGGGGTTTATAAGAAGATCCACCCCTGTATATCCACCTGTCTGATGACTCGAGTGACTCACTATATGAAGATGTGG